CTTTGCGACGCGGAATGCGATTGCCTTGACCCCGCCTTTCTCGACACCCTTGGCTGTCCAGTCGAGCGATTCGACGAAATCTTGAAAGAGATTGAGACGGAATATCCACGCGGTAAACTCCCCCGTGGAATATTGTCTCTTGACCTCGAGTTTTTACGATCCCATATAGCTGAGACACTTCGGGTGTCCGTTGTTCCGCAGAGTACTCCAGGTGTACCGCTTGGAGGAATTGCAAAAACGAATGAAGAACTTGTTCAGAATAATCCTCAATTGGTTATTGAATTAGTTCTCGCTCGTCTCATTTTGGTTCTTACTACACCACACTCCGTTGTTGAGAAACTCTCCCCAAAGGAACTCATACAACAAGGGTTTTGCGATCCAGTGCGACTCTTTGTCAAACAAGAGCCACACTCCCAGGAGAAAGTGGCGGCGAAACGATATCGTTTAATTATGAGTGTTTCGCTGATTGATCAAATCGTGGAACGGATTTTATGTTCCCCTCAAAATGAGGCCGAAATTTCCAATTGGACCACCTGTGCGTCAAAACCAGGAATTGGATTTTCCGAAGATTGGCAAAAGAATATTATCTTCTCGAGAATTCAACGAGGAGAGAAATTCGCTGATACGGATGTGATTGGATGGGATTGGAAAGTGCAAGGTTGGCTTATGGAAATGGATGCTGAAGCACGATCTAATCTCATAGAATTGGACGATCAGGAAGAGTGTTTACGATATCGGTATCACAATGCAATGCGCAATATGACTCATTGTTTCAATCAATGTATTTACGCCCTTTCGGACGGAAGACTGATTGAGAAAGAGGCATTTGCTCTGCAAGCGAGCGGTCGCTACAACACTTCTTCTACCAATTCGCGAATGCGCGTGATCCTAGCCAAGTTGGTCGGTGCGGCTTGGGCAGAAGCAATGGGCGATGATGATGTCGAGGCATTTGTTAAATGGGCGAAAATAGCCTATGATGCATTTGGCTTTCCTTTGAAATCATATAATGTTCATGACCCTGGTGATCCCTTTGAATTTTGTTCACACATTTTCTCAAAGGAGGAAAAAGTCAAAGCTTTCAACATCAATTGGAGTCGTTCTTTCTTCCGTCTCTTGAACAATGAACCTCGATCAGAGTTTCTTGAACAATTCAAGATGGAAATGCAGGACAATCCAGTGGAGTGGAGACTTTGCCTGAATACCCTGTCCAAGTTGGGTTGGGGCCAACAATGAACAACAAAAAGGTTGTTCCTAGTGCAAAAGCACCGGTGAAGGCCACACCGAAAATAAATAAGCCTGCTGTGAAAGTGGTTAAAACCTCCACCCCACAGCCAAAACAAAAACAACAGGTAAGTGCTGTCTCACGGAAGGTAGCGAACATTGTTCGAAAGGATACGAAAACTGTCCTCAAGAATAGTGCACCCGTGAAGAACCCGTCTTTTCATCCTATGAAATCGGGTACGAGTGCTCCCGTCGGCGCTTCTGCTGGAAAATGGATGAATGAACATAATCCATATCTGGCAACTCTTCAAGATCCAGTTCACTGTCCCGGTGCCAAAATCCCAGATGGAAACATGAATGTGACCTCGACTATGCAAGTCATTTACCACACACAAGTAACTTCCGGTTCTGCCGGAATTGCTGGTGTTTTGCTTGGTGAGTGTGGAACTAGTCAAGCGGGTCCATATCTTGTTCCGCAAGCGGATGTTTCTTGTGCTATCAACTCAGTTGGTGGCACTGGTGCTGTTACAGAAGGTGCATTGGGCTTGAAGACTCAACCAGCTGCAACTGGAACTTCGATGAATTCTCCTTTTTCAGAGTCAACAACTTTTGAAACTGGATCTGTTCCTTTTGCGATACCCGGATTGGCTCCGTTTTTGGCGTCGAATACTCAATATGCAAGATTGGTTTCGGCTGCTCTTTCGTTGAGATCAACGTCAAATTTTACGAACAATCAAGGTTATTTTGTGGCTGGCTCGCTCCCATGCCGATTCTTTGAAGAGTTCGGCAGTTTCTTAGCTGATATTCCCGTGGATGATTTCCAAAATTCTCCAGGGGCAATAACTAAACCAATCAACGACCCTGACAACAATGGCATCCAGTGTACCTATAATCCATTCGACTCAAGAACATTGAGTTTTGTGGATACGCAGATCTCTGGAAATACCGACCCAGCAACAGATAAAATTTACCAGTTAAATCCGGGAATTTTGTTTGCTATGGCGATTGGTGTGCCAACTGCTCAAGTCATGTTGGTTGATTTGGCGATCAACTATGAAATAGTCCCAATTTCAGGAACGATCAATTTTGGAGCACGAGCGTCTTATGACGATCCACTTGCACTTGCAACTGCAAAGAATGCGAGACAAGGAGATTCGTTGGTTCAACCGTCCACTGACTTTGATAGCAGTGGATATGGTGAAGATGTCGTCGACTCATTATTGAAAACACAACATTCCTTCGCGCCTGTTCCGCGAGTCAAGACTGTTGAAGCTTGCGCCTCAATTCATTTCTTGAATTGTC